TTAAACATGGCAAAATTACTACAAAAATTATTTTCTCGCAAGAGAAACGAGAAAAAAGTGCAAGACCAACAACTACAAGTGATTAATGGCTATTTGTGCTACAACAAGCGCCGTTACAGTGAGCTAAACTACGAGCAGAAAGAGCAGTATAACGACTGCTTGATATCTCAAGCCGACAAAGAGGCTTTTCTACAACTCCTTAAAAGAACTCAATTAAGATACGTATAACTATGAGAACAATGACAAATACCGAGTTTGAGCGAGTGCTCATCGAAGAACGCAAGCAACGCTATTATTATAGCGACTTATTGGACTTGCGAGAAGATAGTCACAGGTCTTTTAGTTGTGAGTTTATCACAGAAGAAGACTACCCTGATGATTGGTACTGCGCTATCTACTATGATGTAACCACACGTTACGAGTGTAACAATAATTCAAGCTGCCATAGTGTAGAGATACAGCATATATACATCAACTTTCAAGAAGTTAAGGTTACTGAAATGCAAGAAAGTGTATTAACAACAGTACTCACCAACCGAGCTAATGAAGAATTTCAATTTAAAGATACTGATATATACCCCGATTTAGCAACTTCTTATACATGGTAATTATGAAAGTAGGTGATTTAGTAATGGTTAATCTCTTTATCCCAAAAGACCCCGCAAACCAAAAAGGCAAGGTTGGCGAGGTAGTAGAGATAATCAATAATGAAGGGCTTGATATAGTCAAAGTAAGGTTCAACAAAGGTTGCTATGGTCTATATGATGGAGAAGTTCTCCATCTAATTAAAAAAACAATAAAAAACAAAAGCAATGAAAACATCAGTAGAAAAGGGCAAATGCTATGAGATAGGCGATTGGCTTGTCCAGATAGATAACATAGACGATCGTTATATATGGGGCTTTGGCGCTGATAGTGATAGAGTGATAGGTTTTTTAGCCCTCCCTATTGATAGCAAAGTAACTCGAGAAGTGCCTATTAACGACTATATCAACTATATAGATGTGACAAGGCAGAATATAGCAGCTGAGTTTCGTGAGAGACTAAGCCAGTACGAAGAATAACAATCAAAATTAGATAAAAATGAATGAGAACCAAACAGAAATCGCAAAGGCATTTATCAAGGCACAGAGTGAAATGGCAAATGCCGTCAAGGGGACTACAAACCCTTTCCTAAAAAACAAATACGCTGACCTTAATGCAGTGCGTGAAGCAGTGATCCCTACTCTTAATAAACATGGCATAGCAGTATTACAGCCATTAGTAACGATTGATGGTAAGAACTATGTAAAAACACTCCTCTTACATGAAAGCGGGCAGACAATGGAAAGCCTTACAGAGGTGATATATGCAAGGCAGAACGATGCCCAAGCGCAAGGGTCAGGGATTACATACGCAAGGCGTTACGGATTGCAGTCGTTAGTGTGTATAGGCGCTGAAGATGATGACGGGAACAACGCAAGCGCCCCTGCACATCAAGAACCTCAAAAGCCCCTTCAATGGCTCAATATAGTAGATAAAGAAAAGAATGTTACCAAAGAGTGGGTTAATGTTACTAAGGGTATCAGTGAGGGCAAAATAACAAGCGTTAATGATGTTAGAAAGTATTACAAGGTAAGCAATGAGGTAGAAGTAAGGATTAATGAACTTTTAAACAATAAATAAAAATGGGGTACAGTAAGGAATTATTTCAGAAGTTACAAGATGAATTTGTTGCTAAGTGCCAAAAAGTAGAGGACGGCGAAATGCCGATATTGGAAGCCGTCCTCGCTTTCAGAGGGCAAAAAAAAGAGTGTGAAGCGTATATTGAAGCTGTAAAAGCCTTTGAGCAGGAACATGAGGAGCAGATACTCGCACAGATAGAATACAATGCAGGCAGCTACAAGGGCGCTAAATTCGAGGTTAGAAGCGGCGGGCGTACTTTTAACTTTAAAGGGATAAGAGAGTGGCAGATAGCAGCTGACAACCTCAAAGAGATAGAGGATAAATACAAGCAGGCATTTATTAGTAAGGAAAAGGGATTAATGCCAGTAGACGACAATGGGGAGTTATTAGACCTCCCAGAAGTAAACTACCGAAAAGATAGTATCATTATAAAACAAAATTAAAAGACATGGAAAAACACATATTTTGCAAAGTATATGAGTATGAAGATAGACAAATACTCGTACAGAAAGAATACAATGGAGATAATGAGACATACTCCACAAAAGTAACTACATCTAATGGAAATTTATTGCTATCCTTAGATTATGAGTTTGCTACAGAAGAAGACTCTATTATATTCTTTGACGCTTTGACAAAAGACAAAGCCTTAGAAGCATTTAAAAAAATGAGAATTATAAAGTAATAACTATGGAAATACAAGGACGAATAAAACAGATATTCCCCTCTCAGATGATAGGACAAAACGGATTTGAGAAAAGGGATTTGGTAATCACAACAGAGGAGCAATACCCGCAAACGATCATCATTCAATTTACACAGCAGCGTTGCGACCTCTTAGACAGCTTGCAAGTTGGGCAAAATGTAAAGGTATATATCAATATCCGAGGGCGAGAATGGACAAACCCGCAAGGAGAGACCAAGTACTTTAACACTATTGAAGGTTGGAAAATTGAGGTGATACAGACTACTAATGTAGCTAATCAGCAACCAATACAGCAAGCTCCCCAAGGTTATGGACAAGCTCCCCAAGGTTACCCACAACAACAATCACCAGCACCTCCTCCACAGAGAGCACCACAGCAGGTACAACAACCGCAGCTATTTGATAACCATGGAAGAGAGCCTAACCCTGCGATATTTGACAATCAGGAAGAAGATAATTTACCTTTTTAGCAACTTAAAAATAAAGAAAAAATGGAAACAATATTCAAAATAGGAATGAAGGTCTATGACCAAGTATTCTTTCCAAACAGAGATGGAAAAATAGTACAAATTTATAATAAAAGTAATAGGATTCAAATAGAGGTTAAATTCTTTTCAAATCTTAGGTTAGAACCTTTATGTATGCAAGATAGTGTCTTTTACACTGAGAAAGGTAATATGATTAACTTTTGTGCTGGTATTAATTGTGAAACATCTACTCTCTCAACAGAACCTTATAAAGTAGAACTACAAGGCTTTGAACAAAAAGCGCCCGTACCAACTTTTGAAGATGCTATCAAATGGTTACAAGAAAACAATAAGTATGATGTTTCAATAAGTGATGATTCTACTGTAACATACTTCACAAAAAAAGAGAATTATTCTGCATTTGAAGCCCTTAGAAAACTTGTTATCCTTAGAGACTATTACAATGAAGGTTGGGAACCTGATTGGGAAGATGGAGATGAGTATAAATATTGTATAAAAAATTTTGGTAACGAATTATATACAATAGATTTAGATTATTCTGCGCGTGTAATGACTTTCAAAACTCCAGAAATCAGAGATAAATTTCTCGAAGAACAAAGAGAACTGTTAGAAATTGCAAAACCTTTATTATGACAAAAGCAATAATTGTCCTGATGTTAGCCATTAACATCCTTAGCTTGATAATTCTAAGGGACTATACCAAAGCCACTCACGCTATGGTAACAGCAATATTCCTTTATCTATTACTCAAAGACAATGAAAAAGATAACAATCCCCACTACCGTTAAAGATGGCAAGCTGGTAGGTAACCGAGAAATGGTAACTCGTGCGATTGGCTCTTTTGAGGGCTTGCCTATCAACCTAACCATTGAGAGGCGTAGCAAGAGAAGAAGTAATGAGCAAAATGCCTTCTATTGGGCTTGCTGGATACCACTCATACAGACCGCTATCTATAACGAGTGGGGGGAGTTATACAATCCTAATGAAGTGCATACGATGTTAAAGACAACTTGTAACTATGAAGAGCATGTTAATCCTGCCACTGGGGAGGTCGTAAGAGTGCCTAAGAGCAGCACCAAGCTGACCACTTACGAATGGGAGAAGGAATTTAAGCAGCAAATCAGACAGCTATGTATGGACTTTTTCGGATTAGACTTGCCTGAACCAATAAGCGATGAGGAATAAGCAAGTTTTGCCCCTCGTTAAGCAAGGATAAAAACAAGTTGTAAAGCATTGATTTTCAAAGTAAAAATATAAATAAGCAAGATTTAAAGTAAAATAAGCAATGAAACATAGCGAATTATTAGAAGAAATCGAATACTTAGAACGCTCGGTAAGTAACCTAAGAAAAAAGTTAGAAAACGCCCCAGTAATCTCTGAAAGAGGTCAAAGAGACCGAGATAAAGAGTATAGAATTATCGAGGTAATGGTTAAGAATATGGACTTATATAGCAAGAAAACATTCTTAGCCTTGAAGTTAGGGTACAATAACTTCACAGAAGCTGCTAATACTTTAGGAATTAAGAAATTCGACGAATTGTGTAAAGAACGTTTTGGATAATTATTTTTTTCATTATTGACTCCCCGATTGGCAAGCTCTCACGTTCGAGCCGTGAGCGGGGGCTAAAAACAAATGAATTGATAATTATGGTATATGGATATATTAGGGTAAGTTCTGATAAACAAACGGTTGAAAATCAACGATATGAGATAAAGAAGTTTTGTAAAAAAAATAATATGAAAATAGATGGGTGGATTTCAGACGAGGGTATATCAGGCATAAAAGACCCTGAAAAACGAGAATTAGGAAAACTATTAGAGAAAACAAAAGAAGGAGATTATATACTTTGTTCAGAACTATCACGATTAGGTAGAAGCTTAATGATGATTATGTCTATCTTAAACGAATGTACAAAGAAAAAGGTAAATGTTTGGACAATCAAGGATAACTACCGATTGGATAACGATATAAGTAGTACTGTGATAGCTTTTGCTTATGGGCTTTCTGCACAAATAGAACGCCAACTTATATCTCAACGAACCAAAGAAGCATTAGCACGCAAGAAAGCTGAGGGGATAGTATTAGGTCGCCCAAGAGGAAGTAAATCGGAAAAAACTAAACTTACAGGAATGGAAAAACAAATTAAGGAACTGTTAGAAAAAAAAGTATCGTATTCGGCTATTGGGCGTATTTTGGGAGTGCACAGGCTAACGGTGAGTAGTTTTATTAAGAATAGACTATATAACAATGAAAACATTTTATAAAGCATTATTAAACACTGCAGAGGAAGCGGGAATAAAGATGCTATCTGATGAGCGTTGTTGTCAGTTATTAGCATGGGTGTTGGAGATAGGAGGTTATACAGAGGAAAGTACTCATAATTTCAAACTTAATCAAGATATTCATATAGCGCAAAAACGCCTGAATATATTAGGAGGTGAAACACCTAAAGCAGAATTAATAACCATATTTCAGAAGTATCATTCAGAACTGCTAAACTTTTTAAACAAAAAGACAAAAAAGCCTCAATGGTTAATAGACTTTGAAAATTACTATAAACTGAAACCTTACAAAAATAATTAACAAACCGATTTGAAGGAGATTGAGTGCGCATAAATCTTTTTTTAAATCTCTAATTTCAAATCAAAATGAACGAGTATCAAGAGTTTTTAAAACAGAAGCAAAAGGCAAAGGAACATAAAGGCTTTGCCGCTTTGCCTATGAATGATAAGTTGTTTCCTTTTCAGCAGTTCATTGTAGAGCGTAATCTTAGCAAGGGCAAACACGCTGTATTTGCAGATTGTGGATTAGGTAAGACCGTAATGGAGCTTGAGACAGCAAGCCAAATTGTAAGACACACTAATAAGCCCGTGTTAATCCTTGCTCCGTTGGTAGTGGTGGCACAGACCAAAAGGGAAGCCGAAAAGTTTGGGTTTGACCTTGACAAGGTAACCATTACCAACTTTGAGAATTTGCATAACATCAATCCGCAGGAGTATGCAGGGTTGATAGTCGATGAAAGTTCAATAATGAAGAACTTTGAAGGGCAAATCAAAAAGCAACTTTTTGAGTATTTCCACAATACACCCTATAAGTTTGCTTTTACAGCTACTCCCTCCCCTAATGATCCTATGGAGTTAGCTAATCATTCAGAGTTTTTGGGCTATCAAAGTAGATTAGGAATGCTTGCTACCTACTTTATCAATGACCAAGACCACACGAGCAAATGGCGATTAAAAGGGCATGCAGTTGAGAAGTTCTACCAGTTCGTATCAGATTGGGCAATAATGCTTACCAATCCCGCTGATATAGGTTACCCAATGCAAGGGTATGACTTATCAGAGGTGATATACAAGGAACACCAGCTTATCACTGAAAACGACTTTAGCAATGGTATGTTATTCCCAAGTTTAGCTGTATCAGCTACTGAATTTAACAAGGAACTAAGGAGAACAAAAGAGCAGCGAATAGCCAAAGCTATAGATATAGCTAATGCGAATGAGGAGCCACACATTGTATGGGTGAAACATAATGACGAGGGGAAAGAAGTTACTGCGGGTATTCGTGGGGCAGTAGAAGTGTCAGGGAGTGATAAGCCTGAAGAAAAAGCGCAAAAGCTGTTAGACTTTGTAGATGGGAAGTTTAGGGTATTGGTTACCAAACCTAAGATAGCCCAGTACGGATTGAACTTTCAACACTGCTTAAATCAAACCTTTATGAGCCCTGACTTTTCTTTTGAGGGTTTTTACCAAGCTGTGAGACGATCCCACCGATTCGGAAAGAAAGGAGATGTAACAGTTAATATTGTAACCACTGATACTATGCAGAATGTCATTAGTATCATCAAAGAGAAAGAGAAACAATTCAAACAAATGCAACAATTAATGATTAATAACCAAACACTATGGAACAACCAAAATTCACAGCTATACACGGCGATTGCGTAGAGGAGGTAGCTAAACTCCCTGATAACAGCATAGACTTTTCAATATTTAGCCCTCCCTTTGCTGAGTTGTATGTCTATTCAGATGATATACGAGACATGGGCAATTGCCAAGATTATGAAGAGTTCTTTGTACATTTTCAATTCCTTGTGAAAGAGTTAGCGAGAGTAATTAAAAGCGGGCGATTGGTAGCGGTACATTGTATGGACTTACCTGCTATGAAAGGGAAAGACGGATATATAGGGCTCAAAGACTTTTCAGGCATGCTCATTCAGGCTTTTGAGAAGGAAGGGTTTATTTACCACGATAGAGTAACAATATGGAAGAGCCCAGTAGTGGAAATGACACGAACCAAATCAATAGGGCTACTACATAAGACCATAAAAAAAGATAGCAGCTTGTCTCGCACAGGTATTCCCGATTACATCTTAGTCTTTCGCAATGCAGGTGATAACCTTGTACCAATTACCCACCAAGATAAAGACGAGAACAAAGAGAATTACCTCCCCGTGAATTTATGGCAAAAGTATGCTGAGCCAGTGTGGTATGACATCAACTACTCCGATACCTTGCAATATACCTCTGCTCGTGAGGAAAAAGATGAGAAACACATTTGTCCTTTACAATTGGACACGATCAGGCGTTGCTTGCACCTGTGGAGTAATGAAGGAGATACAGTACTAAGCCCTTTTGGAGGGATAGGCAGTGAGGGATACGAGAGTCTAAGGCTTAATCGCAACTATATAGGGGTAGAGCTTAAGGAATCCTATTATAAGCAAATGCAGCGAAATCTAAAGCGTATGATTGCCGAAAAAATGCAACCTAAATTATTCTAAGTACTCATTCATTTTTACTTGTCTTATGCCCTCGCTTGTACTTGGCGTGTATGTTCAAGGAGAGGGCTTAGGGCAAGGTAAAAATACAAAAACTAAAAAACCATGACAACAAAAGAATTAACATTCAAAGAGAGTTGGTTCGAAGCAATGCGACATCTACCTCAAACAGAACAGAAAAAAGTAACCATGGCTATATTGCATTATGTATTTGCCGATGAGGACTGGGGAAAAGTCCTAAAACCACAATCAAGGGCAGTATTCCTGCTAATCAAAGCAGACTACCACATGCAAGAAAAGATTGCGTAAAACAAAATTATCACGTTCATTAACATAAAAAAATCACTAATGAAAAAAGATTTTAAACTAAAAACTAAATACGCTTCAGTTATTTACAAATTAACAGATAAACAAGCGGGAATTTTATTCAAAATGATATTTGAATATATAGAGTACGGCTATGTTGCTGGAACAATGGACGAATTAGTAAGTGTTGCTTTTGAATTTATCAAAATAGATTTAGATAATGAGTAATAAAAAATCATTCATTCTTCATTTAGATACTCTGTGTATATTAGATGAGCTTGACGATAAGCAAGCGGGCAAACTCTTCAAGGCAATCAAGGCGTATCAATTGCGGGAGTCAGTATTGAACTACCAAGATGTTGATACAGGATTTGAGGGCTTAATGGAAGACTTTGTGACTCGTATAGCTTTTGCCCCGTTCAAGGCTCAATTTGATAGAGATAATGAAGAATATCAAAAAACACGAGAAATCAACCAAGATAAAGGAAGGTTGGGAAACTTAAAACGTTGGAATAAAGATTTGTACGACAAGGTTTTATCTAAAGAAATATCATTAGAAGAAGCAGAGAATATCGCAGCAGCGATAAAAAATCGCAGCAGCGACAAAAAATCGCAGCAGCGACAAAAAATCGCAGGGGCGAAAATTTCATCGCTTAATGATAGTGATAGTGATAGTGATAATATTTCTTTTTTAAAAAAAGAAACAAAAAGCGACTTTGAAATTTTGGAAAGTTTGAAAAACGAAAATTCAGAATCTCCCATAGAGACCATTCAAACTCCAAAAGAGCAAAGCGGCGGCGGGCGAAAGCGTTTCACAATACCAACCCCAGAGGAAGTGCAAATGTATTGCGATGAACGCAAGAATGGTATTTCAGGGCAACAATTCTGCGACTTTTACAGCTCCAAAGGTTGGAAAGTGGGTAGTCAGCCAATGAAAGATTGGAAAGCAGCGGTACGTACATGGGAGGTACGAAGAAAAGACACCACGCCCTCTATAACGCAATCACAAGCGCAAATTTCGCCACCAAAACGTATCCGATTTGACGAATACGGAAACGAGATAGTTTATTAAAAAAATAGCCTTTAAAATGCAAAATAAAAATATACCACATGACCCAGAATTGGAGGGAATAGTTATCGGGGGTATGCTCATGGAGCAGCGAGGAGTTTCTGAGGTAGTTGAGGTGGTGAAGGATACGAATGTGTTTTACAACCCTAAAAACGCCCTTGTTTATGACGCTATCCTCTCCCTATACAAGTCCTCGCAAGGGGTGGACATGATGACCGTGAAAACAGAGCTTCAGAGAACAGGCAAGCTCAAAGAAGCGGGAGGAGGTAGTTATCTTGTGGCGCTCACAGAAAGGGTATCCTCTTCAGCGCACATACAGAACCACGCCATACTTCTTATGCAGCTTTATGTTAAGAGAAAGAGTATCGAGGTAGGTTATAACCTTGCTGAGCAGTCGTACGAGGAGGATACTGACATCTTTGAAGTATTAGATAATTCCTACAAAGAGCTTGATAAGATTTCTGATTGGCTTTCGATTAAGCAACCTAAAGAGATAGGCGATTATCTGACAGAAGTACTCAGGCCAAGATCTGAAAGAGATAGTATTCCTATGGCTGTGAGAGATATTAACCTCAAACTAAATGGCTATCAACCAAGCGACCTTGTAATCATTGCAGGACGACCTGCAATGGGAAAAACAGCATACGCTCTAAGTGACGCTCTCCATCAGGCACGAATGGGATACCCAGTAGGGATATTCTCCCTCGAAATGAGTGCAAGACAACTTACAGCGAGGCTCTTTGCGAACTACGCAGGTATAGATGGTAATAAATTAGCTTTTGGCTCACTATCTCCAAGTGAGATGGAAGTAGCAGCAAGTTTTAGACCCTCATTCGGAAAGCTGCCATTGTACATTGACGATGAACCTTACCTTTCTTTGTTGTCCCTAAAAATTAAGGCGAAAAAGTGGGTAAGGGAGAAAAATGTAAAGGCTATTTATATTGACTACCTACAGCTTATAAGTAACAATAATCAAAGAGGACGCACGAGAGACCAAGAGATAAGCGAAATATCCCGTACCCTTAAAGGGTTGGCAAAAGAATTAGACATACCTATCATCGCTCTATCACAATTATCTCGTGGAGTAGAAACACGAGGGGATAAGAGACCCATGTTATCAGACCTACGAGAATCAGGAGCTATTGAACAAGACGCTGATAATGTATTATTCCTCTATCGACCCGAATACTACGGAATATCAACTTGGGAGGATAATACCCCAACATCTAATGAGGTTGAGGTTATTATTGCTAAATTCCGTAACGGAACAACTGGAGGGATAATAGCAGGTTGTCAGTTACAGTACATGCGTTTTTTTGAACGAGGGGGGCTAAATAATCCTTTTCCTTCTCAAGAAAAAGAACTACCAAAAATTGACCCTAAAAACAACAGTCCATTTTAAAGAAAACGAATATGAAAAGTACAAAATTTTTAACAGAATTAAGAGCACGAGGGCTACAAATCACTGAAAAGGAAGCGGAGCACCTCATGGAAATAGCTGTATCTAATTACAGAGAAAACAAGGTAAAACCTATTCTAAAGCGGGAAAATATGGCGCATTACCTTATCCTTGCATTAGCATTCTCGGACGCTACTAATGAGCTATTACACATGATTGACGAGAGTAATTTAAGATATAAATTCAAAAGCAACTTCAAGAATGTAAAAAAGCATACAAGAGATATTGTGGAGGAGTTTTACAGAGTGAATAAAGCCGATACTCAACTCCTTGAAGCGTTCAAGTCATACGCTGATGATATATCTGAAATCGTGTACCTACACTTGGATACTATTAACTCAAATACGCATTAATAGAACTATGAAAAAACAATCATTAAAAGAAAAAGAAGTAGTCGAGTTATTCGAGCATGCCACCCGCAACATCATCAAAGAATTTTGCCACAAGCAAGACCTACAATTTGAATTTGACAATTACGACATCGTCAAGGGCATTGTATGCCTATCCGATTACTTCTTCAATATCGAGGATATATACTTCGATATGAAGGAAAACAAACCCAAAGGAAAGATACTGCAATGGTACGATTACATTATTGAGAATGAAGTGAAGATTAACTACTATTCCTATTGCATGGGATTGAGAAAGGAACAATTAAGTAAAAAGCAAAACGATTAAAATTTATAGAACCATGAAAACAATCCAAGAACTCGTCCCACTTATCCATGGGAAAGAAAGTATTAATTTAAAAAGATAAAAAAATGGAAGAAAGAACAGAATTAGTTACCTTGTTTGTAACAAAAGAAGAAAAAGAGAAGTTCCTTGCATTAGACGGAAATCTAAAGGAACAAGAACAGTTAGTGTTTAATTACTTAAACAAAGTCAAAAGAATGTTAGAGCAGGAGATAAAAGTCGCAGAAGACATGTTCTCTCATTTTGATGATAGAGTGAAATTTATGACAGAGGTTTTAGAAGACATTGAAACTAGAACAGCTAAAAAACTTGAAGAAATCTATGAAAAATTAGAGCCTTCTTTCCAAAAGATTTTTAGTGTTTCAAACAAGGGATACAGCCAGATAGATAGTAAGATAGGTAGTACTCTTGAAAAACTTAGAGATATTGAAAGAAGTTTAGAAAGAATAGACTTCAGAAGAGCTGAGAGATTTGTAGAGATTCTTGAACGATTTAGTCATCTTACTAAAGAAGATAAGGAATTGTATCAACTTTTATTAGAAAGAAAATTATAATAAATAAAATTCAAAAAGATGCAAATCATAAATAATACAGGAGCCATAATTGGAGAGCAAATTAACTTAGGTAACATTGATAATTTAAATATTGATGACTTATTTAAAGGTAACACTAAATCCAGTAAAATGGAAAATAAAATCAAAGCAGAAATAGTAGCTCATAGCAAAAGAGCTAATACAGGTGAAGAGATAATCACCTATAGATTGACTTATCCAAGGATTATCCTTAGTGAGGTTAATACCTACAAGATGATCGAGAAGAATACCTCGTCTTCTAGGGCTTGTCCTTTTGAAAAAATGGTTGAGGTTGTAGAGAAAGAACCTTTTATTCCTATTGCATGGCAAAAATCACATAAGGGAATGCAAGGTACTGAGTATATTACTGATGAAAAAGATATAAAGTTACTAAATTTTAAATGGTTACAATCTAGAGATTCTGCTATAGAAAGTGCTTATAATATCTATAATAATGGTGCTACTAAACAACTTTGCAATAGATTGATAGAACCTTTCATGTGGGTCACACAACTTTGCACAGGGACTCGTGAATCTTTTGAGCACCTTTTTGACCAAAGGTGTCCTTTTTATGAAGTCCCATATTATATTAATGACCTTACAGAGGATGATAGGAAAGTTCAAATGGAGTTAGGAGGTTGTAGTAAAAAGGACATTATAAAACACATCAGAGAAAATAAATTAGATACAGATGTTCTTGCTTGGGATGATTTGAAATGGCTTCAACACAATAAAGGTCAAGCAGAAATCCACTTTATGGACTTAGCCGAGAAAATGTATGATGCTCTGAATGAATCTAAGCCTGATATTTTAGAAGATAATGAGTGGCATATACCTTTCAGTGATAGACCTGAATTTACTCCAGAAATGACCCTAAAAGACAAGATTATTCTATCATGCGCTATGACCGCAAGAATCAGTTACACTAAGATAGGAGATGAAAATACTTTAACAATAGAAAAAGCCAGAGAAATCTATGATAAATGTGTAAAACAAGGGCATTTTTCTGTCGTCTCTCATTGTGCTAAGTGTATGACTGAATATGAACACGAGACTTGGATAAAAGGTAAGGTTGAAATAAGTGAGGAATTAAATGTTTTAGAACTCGATACTGAGTATCAAGGATATTGTAAGAACCTGAGAGGTTTTATTCCTCTAAGACAATTTGTTGAAGATGATATTAAAATTTAACTATGAATAAAAAACTCATCGTCCTATCAGGAAAGAAAAGAGTAGGTAAGGACACTGTGGCAAACCTATTCAATGACTACACTAATCGGAAATACGCATTAAGAGCCTTTGCTGAGCCAGTCAAAGAGATAGTGTCCCAAGCAGTAGGAACAGACTCATATACGTTAGACCTTTACAAGGAAAGCCTATTAGTAGCCGTCAATGGCATAGATAGCAACCTAACTATACGAGAGCTATACCGAAAGACAGCTGACTTTTACAAGGAACTACTCGGAGAAGATATATTCGCTAAGCTAATGCTAAAAAGATTGGCTTATGAGAATTACGAATTTCCAAGGGTGATTATAACAGACATGCGCTTCAAAGCGGAATATGAGCAGATGAAACTACTCGACCCTGTCTTTATCCGTGTGAAATGCAGAATGGGCAATAGGGATACCCATCCCTCCGAAATAGACCTCGACGATGTGCCTGATAGTGATTTTCACTTTATCATAGATAATACAGGTACAAGGACACAACTCAAGGAACAAGTGCAAACCATTGTCAAAAAGTTAAGAATATGAAATTATATATCTCAGGAAAGATTAGCGGCACAGACCTAACTCACACACGCAAGCGATTTAGTGATGTAGCAGACAAGCTCCAATCATTAGGTCACGAGGTTGTCAATCCTCTTTGTAATGGACTATCCGAACACGACCCATGGGAGGATCATATAGCCAAAGACATCATCGACCTTATAAACTGTGAGGGGATATATATGTTACAAGGCTGGGAGGATAGCCAAGGGGCAAGAATTGAGTATGCTGTAGCTAATAAGTTAGGAAAGGCAGTATTTTACGAGTAATTAACAAATGACAACGTAAAATATAAGTGCGTTTGCAAGTGTATTTTACACCTGTAAACGCTCTTATTTTCAATTAGTTATATTGAAAAATTTGCTTGTAATTGAAATATATTTTGTATCTTTGCGCTATGAATAATTAACAAATCATCATGCAGAAAGAGAGTGTCCTTCAAACATCCTGTGTAAAATGGTTCAGATACCAATACCCGCACCTCATTATTTACGCCGTCCCTAATGGTGGAAGTCGAAACATTCGAGAAGCGCAACGCCTCAAGACTGAGGGGGTATTAGCGGGAGTGGCTGACTTAGTAATAATGTTCCCACAAGGTAAAAGCCTTTATATCGAGATGAAAGTCAAAGGGAACAAACAAACTGACAACCAAAAAGACTTTCAGAAAATTGCCGAAACCCTCGGGCATACTTACGCTGTATGTTACAGCTTTGACGAGTTTAAGGATATTATTGAAAAAGAGATGAAAAAAAATTATATACAATAATCATTGTTAAATTATATACACTATGAAAAAAACTAAATCAAGTACAGAAACCAAAAAGACAAGAGGAAGACCAACAAAGCTCCTTACTTGGATAGAATCTTTTAAGAAGGTGGTAAATGAGGATATTAACGCCATTATACTAACCGATGATGAACTAAGAATGCTTACTAATGATTTGGTTGAAGAAAAGCAACAAGTAGCAGATAGAACATTTGAAAGCTGGAAGGCAGGGGATGTAAAAGACCCTTTATATTTTGAATTTATGCGCCTTTATAAAAAAGCCCTAACCATTCAAAAAAAGAACTTGTTTAAAAAGCTCCAAAGCGATGATGATAAATGGCAGAAGTATGCTTGGATAATAGAGCGCAAGTTTGATGATTGGAACTTAAGAAGTAAGCAAGAGGTGACGGGTAAGGATGGAAAGGACTTACAGCCTTTCCAAGTAACTGGGATAATAATTAAATAATCACTTATGCGTAATGTAGTACTTGAGTTTAATAGTAATGGAAACAGCAAACAAAAAGAATGTGGTAAAGCGTGGGCTAATAATGATATTGACGAGGTGCTATATGGAGGAGCCAAGGGAGGGGGGAAGTCTTTTATTGGTTGCTCGTTAATATTTGCCGATGCTTTTATGTACCCAAACACACAGTACTTTATTGCTCGTAAGCAGTTGAACGATTTGAGACGCTTTACAATTCCAAGCATTCACGAAGTACTCAATGGATGGAATATACCACAAGAAGCGTGGAAATACAATGGGCAGGATAATTACTTTGAGCTATTCAACGGATCAAGAGTGTTGTTATTAGATTGTAGGTACTTACCAAGCGATCCACAATACCAACGATTGGGGTCAATGCAATTTACACGTGGTTGGATAGAAGAGGGTGGGGAGTTTGATTATGACAGTTATTCAAACCTCAAAATATCAATAGGTAGATGGAAGAATAGAGAGTATAACTTGAAAGGTAAATTACTCATCACTGCTAATCCTTCTAAGAATTTTCTATATAAGGAATTTTACACACCTCACAAAGATGGTACACTTGATAAGAGAAGGGCGTTTATTCAGGCCCTCCCTTATGACAATAAGATGTTACCAAAAGAATATATTCAGAACTTAGAAAGTACATTACGGGGGGCAGAGAAACAGCGATTATTGCATGGGCTATGGGAATATGATGATGATCCTAATGCTTTATGTGACTATGATAAGATACTGGCTATATTTGAGAATGACCAAATACCTATAGATAAGGAAATGTACCTATCCGCGGATATTGCACGCTTTGGCTCTGACTTGTGTGTTATAGGTGTATGGAAGGGATGGGAATTAATAGAGATATATACATTGGCGACTTCAGCAACTACCGAGATACAATCAATCATCAACACGTTGCGAATGAAGTACAATATCCCTAAGAGCAATTGTATAGCCGATGATGATGGTGTAGGTGGAGGGGTTGTGGATAATACGGGTATTGTAGGCTTTAAGAACAACAGTACACCCTTTGAAGAGAACAGGCAACCTACCAGCTACAAGAATCTGCAAACGCAATGCTTGTACAAGTTAGCCGAGCGTATCAATAATAACGGCATATATATTAGCGCTGAGCTATCAGAGAAGACAAAAGAGCTTATTATAGAAGAGTTGGAACAGATAAAGAGTGACAACAAGGACGGGCAAAGGCTGTCAGTGATTAACAAGGATACGATAAAACAGAACATAGGACGAAGCCCAGATTATCGTGACATGATACTCATGCGAGAATACTTTGACTTAAAACCAAAAAAGACATTTAAACCAATATTCAGATGACACTACTACAATATCTACTCATGCCAAATGAAAGGCAAAAGGAAACTACTCTATTATTAGAAGTAGTTAAGCCTTTGCCTTTCTTTTATCGAGGCTTTTGGAGATGGAAGAAAAAGCATGGTATAGAACATATAACAGACCTCACATGGGGAGAAGTGCGAGAGATAATAGACCTAATGAGCAGCGGGGAGCTCTCTCAAGTTACAGAAGCATTCAAGAAGGTATATAAGATAAAGCACCCATCAAGAATGAATGTGTATCGATTTTATGCATGTATCAAGCACCTAACTAATGAAGTAAAGCGAGTTCTTGAACAAGAGTATAAGGCTTTCCAAGGAGAACCAAGCCCATACGAAGCACAGCTACAACAAGCAGGAGCCGATCAGTTACAACCATTCAACGACCTTGCCACTATTGACACAATGGCGCAAGGTGATGTCCTGAGATACGAACAAATAGAAGAATTGCCTTACAATGTAGTATTTTACAGCCTATATTACAAGACTATTAGGCAGAATGTAGAGAACAGATTACAACAAATAATAACAAAAAGATGATACGATTAATTATAGATGGGCAAGAAGCCGACTTGCTCAATGATGAGTTTACTTGGAATATGCAATGTGCTGATTTCTTTTCATTTGATACACGGCAATTCTCATGCTCAGATGTTATGTACCTACCTATGAGCACCAACAATAACGAGATATTCGATTATGCAGGCATGGTAGGTAGTGTAAGTGGACGACCTCAAAGAGCTTACGAGGAAGTAGAAGTACTTGTGGAAGGCGTACCAATTGTACGACACGCCAGAGGCTACCTTATGGGAGTATATAATGATACATACAAATTTGCATTTCACGAAGAAACGAAAGATGTTTACCACTGGTTGAACTTGTATAAGTTATCCGATATAATAGGAAATAAGTTGAACCATAGCAAGAATGCAGATGTAATAACAAGCACTTCTCAAACTTATGCATTAGAGACTATCAGAGACCGCGAGGATAATTATAATATAGGATACTTATATCCAGTGGCTGAATATGGAGGAGATACCTTAATAGATGGGGCTTATAACTTCTACTACTGTCCACCCGCAATACATGTTATGTGGATTTTTAAAGAAGTAATGAGAATGTCAGGGCAAAGGTTTGAAGGGTCGTTTTTCGATTCCAAAATGTTCAAAACCTTATTTATTACTACCTCTCAGGTGCTTAACACAGGGGAACCAAAAGGGGTGTTAGTTAGCTTTAAAGGTGATAGTAATACTTATAAAGGAGGAGACTCGTCGAAAAGAATTAATAATAACTCTATAGAATCATATATGGAGATAAATAACCCTCGTAATCCTTCGCAGATTTTCAAAAAGAGAGAAAAAACACCATTCTATACAATGCCTTTAGATAGTTTTGGTTCTTGGGATTTAAATTTGTCAGGGATAGTACAAGGGGGAAGTGATCCTGATAGAGGTATTACTTATGTAGAGATTTACAAAAATGATGATATTAATCCTATATGCTCCACAGAGAATGGGGTAGGTGGTTATATAACAGAGTGGGAATATGCAGCAGGAAGGCAAGGAGTTACAGGAGGTTGGGCATTTACTATAAAGATACCTGATTATTTGTCAGCAGGAGATAGGTTATACGTGAGATTGAGATATATAAACAAAAAAACTAGAGGAACTGTTCCAGAGGGAAACATTGGAGCTTATCGAATAGATTTCAAAATCGAACAAACCTCCCTGCAGAATGTTAATAAGATGGTATCCGACCTCTCTATGTTAGACCTGTTCAAAGAGTTGATGATTATGTTTGGGCTTACCGCTATGAAATTAGATATAGACGACCCTGTGCAACACTTCTTTACTGTAGATGAAAGACTTAATGAAGCTCCTCTAATAGATTGGACAGACCAATTTGTAAGGGTCACAAACTTAGAATTTCATGTGCCAACAGCATCCTATGCAAGGCGTAATCATTTCCTATACAAGAAGTATGACGAGCAAGAGAATAAGCAATTCGGAGCAGATGGGGTGATGGTGATAAATGATGATCTACTCGCATTCAAGAAGGAAAGAGAGGGTAAATTCTTTGCAGGGATTGATATTGAAAAATCAAAGAAACTTCAATACGATAGTAATGTATTGGAAGAATTTCACTTCTGGGAAAAAGAAGTAAAAGAAGAAGGTGGAGGAGTGAAAATAAGTTACAAACCAAAAGATAATAGATTCCACATCTTCAATGTTACTGCTGATGAATTGCTGTTTCAAGATAAAGGGACAATAAAAGGGGATGATATTAATATAAACGATTTTTATCTTATTCCTTGCCACTCCTCATTTTTGAACTTGCGATGGAATAAGCTCATAGAGTCTTATTATGGTAACTTTAATAATGTACTCAATCACATGCGAGTATATACATGCGAGATGAACCTAACCGCGCTTGATATTCATCAATTCAACTTTTTCAAGCGCATATACATTATGCAACTTGGAGGGATATTTTTACCTAACAAAATCACCTTCAAGGCACATGGATTGGCAGTGGTAGAATTAATTAAGATAGAACCAATAGAATAATATAAGATGGCAACAACAATCGCACAATTAGATATAGATGTAGACGAGGTCACTAAGAAGGCTGGAGAGACACGAAAGAAACTCATGGAGATAGCCGAAGAGATGAAGGCCCTCAAGAAGAATTTCGCAGAGGGTAATATATCCGTGGAGGAATATACTCAACAACTATCACAACTTACAGCTGTACAAAAGGAAACTCAAAAGGACCTGCGTACGTATGAAAGTATTATGCAGGCAAATGTAGCCGCAAATGGCGCAGCTATGCAATCTAACACACTCCTAACTGGGTCAATTAGGGAGTTATCCGCGGCATTATCTCAGAATAAGAAGGCTTATTCGGAAATGTCAGCTGAGCAGAGAGAAAGCGCAGAAGGTAAAGCCTTATTAGCTACTATACAAGAACAAGATAAGGCATATAAGGAGCTACAGAAAAGTATAGGAAATACACAAGTAGAAGTAGGTAACTATAAACAGGCAATATTGGATGCTTTAGGGGATAACAATTCCTTTGGGGTATCCCTAAATGGTATTATCGCAAACCTCGAATCTATGAAATCCAAAATGTCAGGGCTTGCGACTATCATCATGAATTACATTAATTACAACAAGGCATCAGCAACAGCCATGAATGCCACAGCAGCAGCCACTGCAAAGAGTTCTTTAGCAATGAAAATATTCAGAGGGGTGCTTGTAAGTACGGGGTTAGGAGCTATTATTGTTCTATTAGGTAGCCTTGTGGCGTATCTTACAAGCACACAAGAGGGTATAGATAAGGTTGCAAGGGTAATAACTCCACTGAAGGTGGTATTTCAAACTTTATGGGGAGTAGTGCAGAATGTAGGTAAGGCGTTGGTTGAAGCGTTCACCCATCCTAAGAAGATATTAGATGACTTATTAAAGTTCATCGAAGGTCAAGTAATGAATCGTATCAATGGGGTGGTGAATGTATTCAAGGGATTAGGCAGTATCCTTACAGGAGATATAAAAGAAGGGCTCAAGCAGGTAGGTGAAGGCACACTACAGACAGTAACAGGAGTTAAAGACTTGACCGGAGAGGTTAAGAAGTCCATAGAGTCAATGAAGCAGATGGGTAAGGAGATGAAAGATACCATCAATGAAGCACTGGAGCGAGGAGCAAGGATAGAGGAGATAAATCAAAAACTATCAGCATCCGAAGCTGACTTTATCGAGCAAACAGCTGCACTTAAGGAGCAATTTAAGGCACAAAATAAGATAGCCGAGGACACTACTAAGACTTTTAAAGAAAGAGAGGAAGCTGCAAGGAAGAGTATAGAGATACAGAGGAGTATTAACGCATTGGCAAGGGAACGAAATGGATTAGAACAAGAGCTGTTAAACCTTAAATTTGCAAGTAATGATACAAGCGATGCAGATAGGGCGGAGTTGGCTCGTAAGAAAGCGGAATTAGCTGAAAAGACAGCGGCCATGTTAGAAGCTGAAACAACACAAAATAATAAGGTGAATACGATACATAAGGCAATGCTTGACGAGCAGAAGAAACAGCGAGAGGAAGCAAATAAGCGATACATGGAACAGCTCAAAGAGCGATTATCCGCGGAGAAAAAAGCAATAGATGTATATGTAGAGAGTAATTCAGCAGTAGCGCAATCATTGGAAGAGCGCTTACGGATAGAGGAAAAGGGGAAAAATGATAGATTGGCGGTGCTTGAAGAAGAGCGAAAGAAAGGAATTGTAAGCCGTCAAGAATACGAGGAACAGAAAAGGAAGTTAGAGAAGGACTTTGCTAATACGAAGGTTGAATTATCCATTAATGCCGTACAAAAGGAACTCGAATTGTATGAGCAAATGAACCAATCTAAAATAAGCAAGGAAGCGAGACTAACAGCGGAGATAGTAACACAAGAACAAGAACGGCAAGCAGCTATCTACCAGATGAGGGTGGATGCATTGGAGAAGGAGAAGCAACTCAAGGAGGAGGCTAACCAGTGGGATTATGAACAACAGCAAGCGCATGAGATGTCCCTGTTACAACTCAAGCAGGAATATGATAACCAAGGTATTGAATTAGACAAGCAACTCAAGCAACAACAACGAGAAGATGAGAAGGTGCAGAGGGAGTTAGACTTTCAAGATAAGCTCCTTAAGATGCAAGAGGAAGGGGCGTACCAATGGGATATAGAAGCTGAACAGATGAGCCAGCGACACGATCAGGAAATGCAAGGTATAGAGCAGCTACTCGCCGACAAGAAGATAACAGAAGACCAATACCAAGTAATGAGGACGCAAACTGAGCGTAAACATGACCTTGAAATATTGGAACAACGCAAGAAAGTAGAACAAAGTAAAATGCAATTGGCAAGTACTACCTTTGGACAAGCTAAGCAGTTATTTGGAGAACATACAGCAGTAGGCAAGGCAGCTGCGGTGGCTGAAGCTACCATTAATACATACTTAGGGATTACCAAGGCACTATCAGCATACCCTCCTCCATACAATGCAATTATGGCAGGGATAACAGGAGCGATGGGATTTCTGAATGTAAATAAGATAATGAGTACAACGGTCAAATATGCAGAAGGTGGTCCTGTTAGTGGCAGAAGTCATGCAGAGGGTGGGGTGCCTTTCTCTGTAGCAGGCGTTGGCGGCTATGAGATGGAGGGAGGTGAATTTGTAGTAAACAAGAGAGCAACTGCACGATATTTCCCAATTCTCGAACTCATTAACAACTCTACAAGAAGAGGAGTTAATAAACCCTTCTATTTCGCACAAGGGGATATAGTAAGACAGGCTAAAGTAAATGCTAATATAGACTTTACAGAGCTGACAGAAGCGGTAAGAGAAGGGGCTTTACAAGGCACTCAACAAGGATCATTGGAGGGTACTCAAGAAGGTGCGTACCAGGGAGCGAGAGCAGGAGCCACACAAGGGGCATACGAAGGAGCTACAGCAGGGACTTCCGAGGGTATGGTAAAGAGTGGAGTTGTAGCGGGTAATAATACTAACTTCTTACCAGTTCAACAGTTATGATAAAATTAAAAGCAATACTTAAAGGGTGGGATAATTACCTATTTCCCAACTCAGAAACAGAGAAAAAAGCAAAGGAACGGGCGCAAATATGCGCTCAGTGTCCTCATGCTGTGAAGGGTACTTACCAACAATTCATGCCTGACTATACCTTGCAAGAGGTAGAGGGTATGAAGTGTGATATATGTGGGTGTCCATTATCGACACTTCTAAGACAAGATGATAAGAAATGTGAATTAAATAAGTGGGAATGATAGTATATGATCAACTTAAAGAGATAGAAGCAGGAATGAGGGAGGTATACAAGAAAGGGTATAATATTCCATGTACTGTCTTTCGCGATATAGAGTTATATGAAAGTTATAAGAGTATGACTACTCCGAAGATGGATAGGTATGTAATATTATCTGAAGACTTTCGTATAAGTGTAGGAGCTGTTCGATCAATCGTAGCGAGAATGTCAAAAAAAATTTAG